GGACCGGGACCCTTTCGGGCACCTCCGGTGTACCTTGGCGGCTCATCTGCCTCCGTGTCCTGGTATGTTCCTAACCCCGCTGTTGGCGGAATTATGTGCGTCACGCATGATCGCATCCCACACACCGATTGGGGAGGGGGGATAATGCTTCTGCAACGTGGCGTAGATACGCTCAGGTGTGTACCTGCAGCGCATCTCCATACAGATCTCGAAGGTCAGGCTGATGCCATTGGGGTTGTGGACAAAGATCGGCGTGAAGCCGGATGGTCGGTGTCCGTTCGATGCAGTCCATGTAAGGGCCGCGTCGTTCGCGTACACGCGCATGTCCGTGAAATTGGAGACTTGGTTGAAATCAAGCGGAACTCCGTCGATCTGACGGGGCTGCAACGCGAGCTCAGCTGCCGAAATGGCTACTGAGCTGTTGTACTGCCTCATCTCTTCGAACTTCTTCTTGATCGTGACCGTTTCATTGTTCCAATCCACTTCCCCGTTGACCCTTCCCATCACAACGATGCCTGCGGTCGTCTGGAAAGCGTTTGTGTTGTACACACGCACGCTTATCGCAGACGGAGCCATGAAGACACCAGTAAAGTCACTAGATGAAGTTGGCAGTGCCAGCTTCGTCCAGCCGCTTGATGCGTTTACCGCACTAGTGTCGCTGGCCGCCGTTACTCCGCAGAAATTGGTCCAGTCGCCCTGGTCCCCAGTATTAGAAGCTACCTCCTGGTAGTTCATAGGACTGAAGATGAAGGCCTTATTCGTCGACTCGATGTACCTAGTCGTCCTCAAAACTGTGTAAGAGGAGACAGGCCGAGGCAACGGAATATGAGCCGTGGCGAAGGCATCTAGCCCAGCTTTGTTGTAAGTCACAGAGCCTCCCATAGGGTTTGGCTTGCTAGGCTTACTGTCAACTCTGGCCATGTTGCGCGGGAATTGGTCCGCTCGCTTAGGCGAGCTTGAGGGGCCACCCTTCTTCGTCCGCCCAGTGGACTGGTTCGGTCGATTCGGGGTCCCCCTCTTCTTGGTGTTGTTCGCATTCTTCTTCTTGGTCATGCCCAGAGGCGGCTCTGAGCACCGCATGGCGCCAGTTGAACCACTCGATGAGTCTCGCCTTATCCGGACAGGAGTCCGGCATCATGCGTATCTCTGAGAGGTAGTTGGCAAGATCGGCTTTGTCGCAATTCACTGAGTAGGACGACTCGTAAGCCATCCGTTCCCAGCAGCTAAGCCAGCAGATCCAACTGCCGCCTACCTGGCGCTGAAAATGATGAGAACAGAAAGTGAAACTTTCCCCCGATTGAGTCTCAACATCCCTCACAGGAAGTCCTATGGAGTTGTAGGCCTCTTTCAGGTTAATCCCTTTCAGAAGAGGAAATTCGACGGTATCGTCGCCGTTGTTCGTGGGTTTTGAGCCCACGTAGACGGCGCAGATCCCTCTCGCGATCCCATTACAGGTCGTCGTGAGGAAATCGCCGGATTGCTGCACCCTGGCTTGCTTGAAATCGATGATTTCACCGGTATCAAGCACGTACGGCGTTGTCATTAGGGAACCGCTCCACCACCGAAGAGCCCTCATGAGGGTTACGGTGGCGGTGTCCTTTGTGACTTCGTCGGCCGTCATGTAGATGTGGCGGGCTACCAACGTAGTGAGAATCTGCGTTAGCTGCCTTTCCCATCCACTGACGTCCGAGACGACAGGGTCAACACCAAGTGCCTCCGCGATGAGACGCACGCTCTCGCCGATGGCGTGTGCGTGCTCCTCGTTGAAGCCGATGCCCTTCTTCGTCGGTAACATTGGATAGAAGTCTAGCTCCTTGTCCGTGTATCCCTGGAAGAAGAACCGCTCCACGAGCTGGTCCACCACGGAGATTTGTGAGATGATCCTAGGGAGGTGCTTCCTTGTAGGCAGCGCCTGTCCCTTCGGGAACGCTCTCACGGGGTCCCTCAGGCCTTCTTCGATCCAGAACCCTGCGCCTGCAGGAGTCCTTTCGCGATCGTCTGGCAGATTTTCGCCATCTCCGGAGAGAGTGCGTTTTCTGAGGTGCCCCTGGGCGAGGTCTTGCTCTTCCCATTCCCGGAGCCTCCGGTAGTAGTCTGGCCTGTGACGGCTTTCGACTTCTTCCGCTTCTCCTGAGTAGATGCGCCAGCAGCGTTCTCTTGTCCTGTCCCGGAGCTGGGAGCTCCGGTTTTGGAGGAGTTGCTCGTTGTGCCCGTACTCGAGGAGGTATGGGTAACCGGGGGAGGAAGTGAGCTTAAGACTTCGGCAAAGATCCTCAAAGACTCCGTCGAACACTCGGTCAAACGCTTCTCTATCGAGTCCGTCGCTAAGATGGACAAGAGACCATTCGAAACCAACTGCTTTGAAATCTTTTGTGAGGACTTCTTGCGCTTTGCGAGCTCGCCCTTCGTCAAGGTGAACCCCTGGGGTGGCAGGGGAGTAGTACTCCCTGATGCTGGACTTGATGGCTGCTGCACTCCTTGAGGGGTAGTGAAAGCCACTCTCGACGTCTGGGAAGATTTCTCGGAATCTTTCTCTGACTTGAGGATGCCCTTTGGGGTCCCCTCGGTGTGAGGGGACTCTTTCGCACCTGCCGACGACCCACATGTCTGCTTCTGCACCAGACCCTCTATCATAGAGCGCATCTGCTCCATTGTAGAGGCCAATCTTTGATCGATTATCAAAGTAATCTGGGCTTCTGACAGCGATGGTGGGTCCTGCTTCACTTCGAGTGTCACAGGAGCCGGGGGTACCGCTGGATCCCTCCCCTGCGGTTTTATGGGGAGGCTCTGAAAAGCTGGCACGACCTTGGCGTTTACCTGATCGTTGATCCGGTCAACCTCCTCGATAGAGGGGTGAACGTAATCTGCCTTGCTCTCAGAAGGCGGCGGGTTGGCAGCCTTGACATCTGCCACTGGCTCGGAACCAGGCTTGGACGAGTCGGTCGCTTGCTGGCTGTTCCCATTGATCTTATCTACGGGTTCAGGCTCAGTAGGTTTCTCCGTCTCGCGTCCGGCTGAAGACTCGAGCCCGGGACGCTGGCCACCATTGATCTTATCTACGGTTTCCGGTGCGCCCTCGAGGCAGCGAGCCGTACCTGCCATGTAGCAGGCCAGCGATTGTTGACGAGCCTTGATGTCCGACCTTCCTCGGCGTCGTGCCTTGCGATTGCCGCTCCCTGACGCCATCTCGAGACCACCTTCCTTCAGGGCCTTGTTTTCGGCTGCGTGAGCCTCAAGGTCCTTCTGCACGAGCTTCTCGTACTCGGTTAGCGGTTCGATCTTGGCAGGGGCTATTATCTCCCCACCGAGGTGGGCAGACTCTAGTCCGGCGAGCTGAGCATCGATCTCGGAGGAGACAACCTCCTGGAGATATGACTCAATCTCTTCAGCAAGGACGAGGAAGTTGGTCTTGTTCGCGTGCCCTACGTGAATTCCGCAAAGGATATTCTTACCGCAGTGCCGCTTAAAGACGCCAGCCCCGCTCCAGCCCGCGGCGGTCGAACATCCGTGTCCGTCCGTGAACTGGTTGCCGGTTGGCGATGCGCAGATATAGCCGGAAGACGTGTAGAAGCCAGGCTTCAGCCCGTCTACGGCTTTAGCACCCACCCAGCCAAGAGTCTCAACGAACTCCATGGCGTCAGTGATCCACGACTGATGACGGATCGTAGCGGTGTCAACCGCTCGCAAC